ATCACGATCTACTTCAGCAGCAGAACTTGACTGCGTAATATCATCCATAAGAATGCAAATTGCATACACACGAATAACACCACCAGTAATAGTTCCACTAGATGCATCAATTTCTACATCAATAGTATCTGCTGCTGCAGTAAATGCTGGTAGATTATCAGCACTTCCGCTAGAAAGAACAGCAGTAGTATGATCACCAACAGATGCACCATCATAGTCAAATGCTGCAGAGAAAAGATCTACATCAGTTCCTGTGATACCCAAAAGCAATCCAGAGTCAGTAGTTGTACCCTCCATTGCGCTAATAACTTTGATACCCGCATGGAGGATCATAGTATTAGTTGGAACAGCAACTGCTTGAATAATGTCACCGGCTGCTAGAGCAGTGCCACCATTCTGCAGTATTGCATCTGCCATATCAATATCGTTTTGCAAAACAGTGATTGCACCACGAAGTTTTTTATTCCCTGTTCCACCATTGTTGGAGGTGGAGTCAGAGTTTGTACTCATTGTAATAGTAGCCATATCTAAATACCTCCCTAAGCTGCGTTATATTTAGCAGTTGCAATAGCTTCTGGGCGAAGTATCTTCCTGCCATATAGATGCATACCACGAACAATGTCAGCAAAGCTGTCAGGGTCTCGGTATGATTCAGTCTTATTGATTTGCTCAGCAGTTGCTACAGCAGAATCATGACCAGCAACAATCATGCCAAAGTTAGCATTTTGGTTAGCCGTACCTGATGTACCTGGACCAGTACCTACCGCTGGTAGATTACTAGATGTGTACATACGGAAACCGTGGAAATTGTTGATGACAAGACCATTACGAAGTCCACCTGCTTCACCGAAATCGGCATTCATGAAACGTGAATCTTCATCACGCAAGATTTCCATAAATACTGGATCGACAACCAGCCAACGACCTTGTGTATCAACTTGCTGTTGATCAAGGAGGCGAGCCATACGTGCAACAACCATTGCTGGTGAAGCCGTAGCTGTTGGAAGTGACGTAGCACCAGGCATACGAGCTGTCAAGGGAATAGAATGCGCCCCTGCAGAAGTAGTTGTGATGTTACCAAAGTCACCCTTGTCTAACTTCATGCTTGAAAGCAATTCGTCTGAACCAGCAGTTGTTACAGCAGCAGTACCATTTGTGGTAGTGTTGACAGTATCAGCCTGTGCATGTTGAGCAGATTGCTTGAAACCTGAAAGGTAGCCAAGTACGTCTTGGTCATATTGATCTGACAAACGATAAGCAGCACGGTCTGTTGCAAGCTGCATGAAATTCACATGTGAGTGAGCTTCTTCAATGTCATCCATCTTAAAAGCAAAATAGTTAGCTTTATCAATGGTTAAGGAGAAATCTTCATCGTCAAGGTCTTGCGCTGTGACTTGTGTGCCACGAGTGTAAGCCTGAACAGAAATCTCAGGTTCTTTGATAATTTGGACTGTATCACCTTGTGCGGCAATCTCCCCAAAATAATCGCTATTCGTTATGTCTCCTACTACAGTACTCTTACGGAAAGCAAGTTGTACTTTTTTGGAATAAATTACGGGGCTAAAATTACCGTTTGGTAAATTACCATATCCCGATGCGGATGAAAAAGCCATAGTGAATCCTCCTGATATTTGGCTTTGTGAAAAAGCTAACACCTAAAAGAGGCTGTATTTTTTCTAGGGTGCAGATGTTTATCTATTCAATGATCAATCAAATATGACAAACAAATGGGCCTGTACTTTAACAGGTAGTTCTTATTAGTTTAGACTTTTGGAAGTTTAGGGTGTGTAAAAGGTAGTCTTGCGAGGCTTTCACACTTGTAACCCTAGTTATACTGTTGTTTTATTATTTGTCAACAGTTATCTGGCTTTACCAGACATATCATAAACAAATTTACCAGAGCGTATTGCTTTGTTAATTTCTTCTGATCTCTCTTCAAACTCTTGAGCGGTCATTTTAGCTACCTGTGACTCAAGAATTGAATTATTAGCATCTTCTACATCTACTTGTGTTTTACTACGTTTAGTAACAGTAGAAGCTGCTGCTTTTCTTTTTGTTTTCTTATCATTGCTTGTAAGACCATTATCAATCTTATACAAATCAATGACACGTACTACAGAAGCTGGATCATCTGAGTTTTCATACAGTGCATCTCGAATCCATTTAGGCTGTTCGTCTACCCAACTATGAAACTCATCTGCTTCTCGTAGCTCATCAAAGTCTGCGTGAGACTCTTTAATCTTACTTTCAGCTTTAGCTCGTGTAACTTCTACCTGTGCATCATCTAGTTCTTGTAGACGTATATCTGCTTTAGCAAACATCTCTTGAGCTTTTTTAGCTGCAATAGTTTCTACAATACCTGCTACGTCTGGATGTTCTTTTGCCCATTCCTCTATGTCTTCATCTGACTTAGGTGGTGCAATACCTTCTCTAGTAGATTTGTTTTTAAGAGCTTCTAGTTTATCTTCCCACTCTTTTTCTTTTTTCTGTGTGTGTCGTCTTAAATCACCATATCGTTTTTTAAATGATTTTTCTTCTCCAGATAACGCTTTTTCTTCATTTTCTGAATTGGCCTCTGTTTCTTCAGTGGCTTCTTCTTGCTGCTCTTCTGACTCTGTTTCTCCAGCTTGTTCAGCTTCAAGGCGTTTAATCTCCTCTTCTTCTTCTTCTATACGTTTGCGTTTAAGTTCGTAGTTATAACCTCTATCTACAAATCCTACTGTCTTCGTTGGTTTTACTTCTGCTAGTTCTGGCATTTTATTTCCTTATGTTGGGGTCAGCCGTAGCTGAGTAGCCTTATTTGCCTTTAGTCTTCTTCTTCTTCTTCTTTAACATTAATCCACCTTCAGCACGTGGACCTCCACCTGTGTTAACTGCTGGTGGTGGAGTTGAACTTGATCCACTATTAGCTTGACCAGCCGCATAAGAACCATACTGACCTTCGCCTCTTGGATCATCTGGTCTAGTATCTGAACCTGTCATACCACCTCCCATAGAAGCCGTTCCTCCAGGAGCTGTAACCGTAGGTATTTTTATTTGACCTTTATCTGTTGTTTTATACGTATATCCTACTTTTGATTTAGGGGCTTTAGATTTAGAGGGTTTTTCACTAGGTTTATCTGTAACTGTAGGTTTACTACCTAAGTTTGAATTATACTTTGTTTGAGTTGAGTTAAATATTGGTGATCCATCATCATCTTTTCCATACTGATAACCAAGTTCATCTAATCTATTTTTACCTTTTTCGTCACCACTCATCATGCCAAGGTAATTAGCAAATTGTAAAAGTCCTCCCCCACTTTTAATTAAGCTATCTGCCATATCGTTAATTCTTTTAACTTCATCAGGCAATCCTCTAGCTTCTGCTATAATTGCTGCTGCGTGTAAGTCAGATACTGCAGCTCCTACTTTAAATTTAGCTCCAACTCCAAGGGCAATACCTATTGCAGGTGCACCAAGTAAAGAAGCTCCTGCAAAACCAGCCCCTGCCATATTATCTAAATTCTTAACGCTGTCATAAATTTTATCAGCATACTCACCAGGTTTAGTCCAGTCTACTCCTTCACCCCAGTCTTTATCTACAATAGGGCTATTACCACTTGGAGTACCACCACTGCCACCTCTACGCCCACCACTTGATTCTTGTGCAACAGTTGGTTTTGTAGTTACGTAACCTTGAGCTATTAAGTTATCATACTCTATTTGATCTGCAGGTAGGTTAAGAGACCTAGTTATAAGACCATCAGGACTATAAAGAATCATTATAGTTTGTGTAACTTGAGTTGGAGCCTGACTAGTTGGAGGTCTACTAAAAGAACCATCTCCAGCTTGTGGATTAGGTGTACTAACAGCAGCTTCAGCAGGTGTAAAACCAAAACCTGATACATCAGTACCATTAAAAGCACCCATAGCCATAGGCTGTTGATACATAGTCTGTTGTTGTTGATAAGGGTCATTACTACGTTGCTGCATATTATTAGGTTCTTCTACAAAACCACCTACAGCCATCATCATAGACTGTATTTCATTCATCTCACCTTGATTAAGACCACCTGACATCTGTTGAGGTTGCTGCATACCAGCCTTAGGTCCACCAACAGGAACGGGTTCACCACCTATTCTACCATTAGCTTCCATGCTTTGCAAGCCGCTTTTTGCTTTATTTCGTATATCTTCAAAATGTTTTACTCCGTAGTACCTAACGACATCAGCAGGAACTACATATTCACCTTCAGATAACTGAGCAGGTATATCATCCCGTACTTCATTAGCCATTGATCCATTAGGTACTGAGTTACCACTTACAGGGTCTTTATTCATACCATCGTCTTTTAAACCACCTTGTTGCATAAAAGCCATTTCTGTTTGTTTGTTCATTGTTGAGCCTCCTTTGGCAAATCCCTCTGCAGCTATTTGATCACGTATTTTTTTTATTTGGTCATCTGAATAAGATTCAAATTCTGTTTTTTTACCTTGATACTCAGTTATAAATTCTACAGCTTCATTTAAATATTGACCTTTAAGTGCAGAAGATAATTTTTCAGGTGGCCCCAGACGTTTCATAACTTTTTCAATATAATTTTCAGGTTTATTAGAAAAATAACTTTTTTCAGTAAGTAATTTTTCTTGTCTTTTTAAATCTTTAACAAGAGAATTTCTTGATTCTCTTCCTATTCCCTTACGCAACTGATCGTCTAATTCTGACCTACGCCCAACAGTGCTTGCTTCAACTTCTTTACCAGTACGCAAATAAATTTCATAAGATTTATTTTTAAATTCAGACCATTTATAAGCTAATTCATTGGCAAGTTTTTCACTTTTATCTCTACTAAATTTTATACCTAGTTGTCTAAGTTCTTCTCTAATCTTAAGCATTTTTTTATCGGATGAAAGATTTTGAATGTGAAATTTAGTAAAACTATTTAGTGGGTTACTAAGAGACTTAATAGATGTTTCCGCTCCACCACTAATCCACCCCTTAGATATTCTTAAAGCATCTTCTGCTTGTAATGCGTGTTGTAGTTCATGAAAAAATGTATCTCTATTTTTAGGGGAATTAAAATCATTTAAAATTTTTGCTTGAAGTACAATTTCATTATTTTTAGGATCATAATGAGCTTCTGCACCAGCACTTAATGGTTTAATTCCATCAGGTGCTTTTTGCGCTTTATCAAGAAATCTAACTTTTATATTTCTTACTTGAGGGTATTGAGTAAATAATTCTTTATGATTTGGTATTAGACTGTTTAAACTCAAAGCCTCACCATGTATAAAATAAGGACTAGCACTTGGACCACCATTAAATTTCATAATCATTCTAGGTGTAGAATCATCTATTAGTATTCCAGCGTCATTAATTTCAAATTTTAATTGATCGCCAAAACCGTAACCCTTTTTACCCCCACGCATGGTAGCAACCCTACCAGTTTTATCAAATATTTCTTCTGCACTAGCACCTTCTCTACGCATCTGTTCAGCTTTTTCTAATGCACGGCCTTGGTAATCTACAGCACCTGGACCTGCCATAGTCTTTCTTACGGTAGGCATAAGGCTTTCTGTTTGCTCTGCAAGAGAACCAGGAGTACTACCTGCATTTGCCGTAACTGGTACAAGTTCTGGTTCTGGGGTAGTTAATCTTAAAACAGTTTCTTTATCTGGAATTAAATTCCTTATTGCATTTGTACCTACAGCACTTAAACCATAAAGATTAGCTGCATCTCCTAAAAATGCTTCAGGATTATTGGCTAATGTTTCCCTCCAGTTTTCACCATACTGTTCTTTTTTTGATGCAAAGAAATCATCTAAGGGTTTTTCAATTACATCAACTTTGTTTTCAATCTCACCTGTTTCAGGATTAGTCTCAAAAACGTGGTCAAAATTACCTGTTAATCTCAGTAATCTAGATCTTATAGCTGCAAGAAAAGGTACATCCTTTGGGTTGTAAACAATATTTTTAGCGGCTATAGCAGCATCAACTAAAATATTAGGGTCTTCATAAACTTTTTTACCCAGTTCAGCAACACCTTCAACTCCACTTTTAACCATAGAGGGAACAGTATTAATTGCTTGTGTAATTGCTTGTCCAGCAGTTGGGTTTTCTATAGGCTCTGGACGGTCAAATATTGGTGTATTACCAGGGGCATCTTGGTTTAGGTCATAGTTAAGAAAAGACTTTACCCTTTCTTTTAAACCAAAAGCTTTTTCTGTCTGACTAGCCATTAACTTTTTCTCTCAATCTTCCTAGATCACGTAAAGTACGTACTACACCTTGTAACCTAAACATCTCATCAGGTTCTCTAGTCTGCTCTAATGCAATCTGAGCAAACATTATTCGTTCATCTATCTCTGCCAAGAATGGAATATACAAATCTGGATTATTTACAAAAGGCTTAAGATTATTGTTT